GGGAGATGTACGACGAGGCCGCGTCCCGCACCCTGCGCCTGGTCCCCGACGACGCCCTCGACGCCGCCGCCGCCGCCGCCGTGTCCAGACCCATCGGCGACGCCTGGGCGTGGGGGCGCCGCAAGTCCGCCGGCGACATCACCCCGCTGGTCGCGGTCACGTTCGCGCTGTGGGGGATGCGGCACGAGGAGCCGCTGCCGGTCATCGTCTGATCGTCGCGGAACCGTGCCATCGTCGGGCATGGCCTGGTTCCGGCGCCAACGGGCGCAGTGCACCGACCCGGCGCACGCCTCCGGGCCGCTCGTCGTCCCGGCCCGCACCGCGTCGCCCGGCAACCCGCTCGCGCTGCCGACCACGTACGCCTGCGTGCGCCTCCTCACCACCACCGCCACCCAGATGCGGCTGCGCGCCAGGGTCGGCGACGACTCCATCCCGCTGCCCCGCTGGGTGCGGCGCCCCGAGATCGGGTCCAGCCAGATGCGGCTGCGGGAACTGGTGTCCTACGCGGTGGCGTGCGTCGCGCTGCGCGGCTACGCCGCCTGGTGGGCGGACCCCATCGGCACCGGCTGGGACCTGATGCCCCTGGACCCGGCGCGCCTGCACGCCTACCTCGACCCCCGCGGCCGCCGCGCCGTGTGGCACCTCGACGGGCAGCGCATCCCCATCGCGTTCCCAGCCTCCACCGTCGAGCTGCGCACCGGCGGGCTCCTCGTCGCCCCGTACCTGACCGTCCCCGGCGCCGCCGAGCCGCTGGGGCCGCTGCAGGCCGCCCGCCACGCAGTCGGCGGCTACCTGGACACCGACAGCTTCGCCGGGAACTACTTCGCCTCCGGCCGCGGCTCCTCGGGCCGCTACCTGAGCACCGAGGCCGACCTGCCCCCGGAGACGCTGGCCGCGTACGGCGACGCTTGGATGGCGAAGCAGTCCGGCGCCGACGGCCGGATGCCGGTCCTCGGCGGCGGGCTGAAGGTCGAGGACACCCTCCTGGACCCTGCCACCGCGCAATGGCTGGAGTCGCGGACGTTCAACGCGCAGGAGGTGGCGCGCCTGTTCGGGGTGCCGCCCCGCTACCTCGGCCTGCCTTCCGGCGACGCCACCACCTACGCCACCGCCCGCGACAACGACGCCGCGTGGCTGCGCTACGGCGTCGCCGCCGTCGTGGACCCCATCGCCGACGCCTGGTCCAGCCTGCTGCCCGCCGGCCGCGCCGAGGACGAGGACATGATCCTGAAGTTCGACGGGGACCCGCTGCTGCGCCCCACCACCCTGGACCGCTACCAGGCGCACGCCACCGCCCTGGCCGCCGGATGGAAGACCCCCGACGAGGTCCGCGCAGACGAGGGCCTGCAGCCGCTCACCGCACCGCAGCAGATCGGAGCCTGATGCCCGACTACGAGATCCGCACCCGCCTCCAGCGGGCGGCCGCGCCCCCGCAGGAGCGCACCATCACCGGCATCGCGTTCCCGTACGGCACCGCCGTCGACATCGGCGGGTACCGGGAGATGATCGCGCCCGGCGCCGTCGACGTCGCCGGCCTCGTCGGCCTGCCCGTCGCGTGGCGGCACGACGAGCCCATCGGCCGCGTCGAGGCCGCCGCCGACACCCCCGCCGGGCCTGAGGTGCGGCTGCGGATCGCCGACACCCAGCTCGGCGGCGACGCCCTCGCCCTGGCTCGGGAGGACATCCTCGGCCTGAGCATCGGGTTCGACGCCGGGGAGCACCACGTCGACGACGGCACCGTCGTCCGCGACCGGATCTCCGTCCGCGAGATCAGCCTCACCCATATGCCCGCGTACTCCGACGCGCGGGTACTCGCCGTCCGAGAGCTAGAGGAGCCCACCATGACGGACACCACCACCGACGGCCAGATCGACGGCCAGCTGCAGATCGAGGTCCGGGAGAACCACCAGCGGATCCAGGCGCTGGAGGCCCGCAGCGACGACCTCGCCGCGCTCGTGCAGCGCAGCACCGCCGCCCCCGCCTCCAGCCCGCTGCTGCAGCACCGCTCCTTCGGCGACTACGTCATCGCCGCGTACCGCGACCCGGAGATGGTGCGCGCCCTCGCCGACCAGATCACCGGCAACAACCCCGGCGTCGACGCCGAGGGCTGGGTGAAGGACATCAAGGGCATCGTCGACAAGGGCCGGCCGTTCATCCAGTCCCTCGGCGGCGCCGCCTCGCTGCCCGACGGCGGACTGTCCGTCGCCTGGCCGACCTACAGCGGCGACCTCGCGGCGATCTTCGCCGAGCAGGCCGCGCAGAAGACCGACATCAACAGCGTCCGCGTCGACATCGCCAAGGCCACCGGCGACATCAAGACCCTCGCCGCCGGCAGCGACGTCGCCCTGCAGCTGATCGAGCGCAGCGACCCGTCCTACCTCGACGCGCTGATGCGGATCTACATGGCCGCCTACGCCTACGCCACGAACCTCGACGCCGTCCTCGCCGCCGAGGCCGCCGCCGCCGGCTCCGTGACGTACGACCCGGCCGCGCCCGGCTCGTTCTTCACCGCCGTCGTCGAGGCCAACATCGCCGTCTTCGACGCCACCGGCCGCAAGGCCGACGTCGTCGCCGTCCGCACCTCGTCGTACGCGGGCATCGCGGGCGCCGTGAAGGCCGACGGGGAGCCCATGTACCCGCCGGCGTCGTACGGCACCGTGAACGCCGCGGGCCGCGCCGGCGGCGACCGCCACGTGCAGCTGGAGATCGACGGCACCGCAGTCATCCCCGTCCCCGGACTGTCCGCGCCCGCCGTCGCCCTGAACAGCGAGGCGTTCCGCTACCACGAGGACGGCCCCAAGACCCTGGACTCCATCGCGGTGTCGAAGCTGGGCCGCGACGTCGGCGTGTACGGCTACGTCCTCGGCGCCCCGTACGTGCCCGCCGGGATCGTCGCGATCACCCAGACCGCCAGGGCGGCCCGCACCGGCAAGTGATGACCGCCGCTGCGCGCGGGCCGGACCTGCGTCCCCCCGTACCCCGCCCGCGCGCAGCGGCACCCCCACCGCCCCAGGGCCGGAAGGAGCACGATGGCGCAGCGCCCCACCGTCGAGGAGCTGCTGGCGTACCTCGACCTGACCGGCGACGCC